TTCCTACACTATAATCATGCAGATGGACAGTTTGCAAAGTCTAATTTGTATGATAAAAGACCTATGCTAGGAATAGTCAAATAACGTTGAATATCAACGCAATCTAATATAATCTGGAGATCTATGTTACAGAAGGTTAATTTTGCACCTGGAATTAATAAACAAATCACTGCCACGGCCGCAGAGGGTCAGTGGATAGATTGTGATAATGTTCGTTTTAGGTATTTATTTCCTGAAAAGATAGGTGGTTGGAAACAACTAGGAGCAGACAATATCACCGGTGCTGTCAGAGCTTTGCATCAATTTACAAATAGTGCAGGTAGAAAATATTCTATTATAGGATCAAACAGAATTTTATATGCATACTCAGGTGGTGTGTTTTATGATATACACCCAATTAAATCTACAAACACTCTTACAAATGCATTCAGCACGACCAACGGATCAACTGAAGTTACTATAAATTTTTCAGGTGATCACGGCATACAAGCAGGAGATATAGTTTTATTAGATAATTTTTCATCTATTACAAATTCAAACTTTGGTGCATCAGACTTTGACGACATAAGATTTATGGCAACCACTGTGCCGTCATCAAGCACAATTACAATAACAATGCCATCAGCAGAAACAGGATCTGGAGCAACACAATCAGGTGGTATTAGAGTTAGACATTACTATAGAGTTGGACCAGATGTACAAGCACAAGGTTTTGGTTGGTCTCTTGGATCTTGGGGTGGACAAGAAGTAGGAGCTTTCACGACTGTTTTATCGTCAGACATAGATGCATCTACAACAAGTATTACATTAAACGATGCATCACAGTTTCCTAGCTCTGGAACAAACTTTATTCAGATAGGCACAGAAGAAATATCTTACACAGGTATATCTACAAACACACTAACAGGTGTAACAAGAGGTGTGCGAAACACAACAGCTGCATCACATACTGCAGGAGCTATAGTTACAGATACATCTAACTTCGTAGCATGGGGTGAAGCAGCATCAGGAGACTTAGTTATTGACCCTGGTATGTGGTCCATTGATAACTTTGGTGACAAAGCCATTTGTTTAATTGTAGATGGTGAAGTATTTGAGTGGGATTCTGCAGCGACAGATGCAACTAATTCTAGAGCAACTATTATCTCAGGTGCACCAACAGCATCAAGACACATGCTTGTATCTACACCAGACAGACACTTAGTGTTCTATGGAACAGAAACAACGATTGGCACGAAGTCTACACAAGATGATATGTTTATTAGATTCTCGGACCAAGAAGATATTAACACTTACACACCTACAGCAACCAATACAGCTGGCACACAGAGACTGGCCGACGGATCACGGATCGTTGGAGCAATCAGAGGTAGAGATGCGATTTATGTTTACACTGATACAGCTTTATTTACACAACGTTTTGTAGGTCAACCGTTTACATTTGCCTTTTCACAAGTAGGCACAAACTGTGGACTAGTAGGTAAAAACGCAGCAGTAGAAGTAGATGGTGCTGCATACTGGATGTCAGAAAACGGTTTCTTTAAATATGCTGGTGCTCTTGAAACACTACCATGTCTAGTAGAGGACTTTGTATACGATGATGTTAATTTAGATTCTGGTAATCAAATGATTTTTGCAGGTCTTAACAATTTGTTTGGTGAGGTTATGTGGTTCTATCCAACATCAAACTCTGCTGTTGTAAATAAAATGGTTTGTTATAATTACCAAGATTCATCACCACAAAGACCAATCTGGACAGTAGGCACATTAGCTAGAACAGCATGGGCAGATTCAGCTGTGTTTGGTAATCCACATGCTTTAGAGTATGACGCTGATGGTGTTGAACCAGCGACGTCATCGACTTATGTGCAAGGAAATACAGATGGTATCTCTACATATTATCAACACGAAACAGGGACCGACCAAGTTAAAGGTGGAACAGTGACTGCAATTACAGCAAATATATTATCAGGAGACTTTGATATTACACAAAGATTACAGAGAGGTGCAACTACGGGATCTGCAGATATTAGGGGTGATGGTGAGTTTATTATGAAGATAAGAAGATTTGTTCCTGATTTTATATCTCAAACAGGAAACACAAGAGTAACTTTAAACTTAAAAAACTATTCTAATGATACAGCTGCAAGTTCATCACTTGGACCTTTTGACGTTAGTTCATCTACAACTAAAGTAGATACAAGAGCCAGAGCTAGAGCCATCGCATTAAAAATAGAAAACACTAGCACGGCACAAGATTGGAAACTTGGTACATTTAAACTAGACATACAACCGGACGGGAGAAGATAATGTCAATACAAAATTTACTTTTAGGTAGTTTAGTTTCAAGAGGTGCTGATAGATTGTTAAATCGTGATAAATTTAACAGAAATCAATTTAATATATTAACTGGTGGTGGTTATACCGGAGAGGACGAAGAAAAAGATAAAGGACCAACAACTTTTGGTGGCATAGCTAAATCAGGAATTATGTCTTTAATAGCACAAGCTGTTCTTGGACCTGTGTTTGGACCACTTGCTTTAACTTTAGGTAGAAATTTTGTAGATAGAAGACAAGCACAAGGTTTAGGTTTAAATCCTTTTGGAGGCGGTGAATCAACAGGTCCAGCTGGTATTGTAGCTGGTAAAGTTCAAACATTAGATGGAAGAATAGTAGACTCTGACTCTGACGAAGCTAGAGCAGATTTAGATGCAAGAGATCAAGCATTTCAAGAAACAGGTGATTATGATGTTTACTCTGATACTGTTACAACTGGACCAAGCCAACCTGCTTTTGACCCAGCTGGAGATTATTACACAGGAAGTGATGAAGAGGATAGAGATAATGAAAGTAATGGTGATTCTGGTGGCGGAGGAGGATCTTCATCAGCATCAACAGCAGGAGATGCTGCGGATTATTCAGGACCATCACCGTTTAGATATGGAGGACTAGCAAGTTTATATAGATAATGGCAAAGATAGTACAAGTATTAACAAGACCTAGTGAAACGTATAAGCAATCTGTAGCTGATGCACAGGTTAGGGATCTTGACGGTATCATACAAAAACTGAACACAACGTATCAACAAGAATTAAAGGATGAAGTAGAAGCACAAAACTTCTTTTTAAATTAATGGCAAATAGTTTTATAAATAAAAAAGCAGATCTAACGACTACAAACCTAACGACATTATATACAGTGCCGTCGTTTAAAACTGCTGTGGTTAAATCGATTTTAGTATCTGAAGATGCAGGATCAGGAGCTAATATAACAGTGACTTTGGTGGACGCATCGTCAAATATATTTAGCTTATTTAAGACAAAAGCTATATCTTCAAATGCTACAACAGAGCTATTAACACAGCCTCTTGTGATGGAGGCTAGTGAGATTCTGAAAGTCCAAGCCAGTGATGCAAATGAGCTGCATGTAGTGGCTTCTATACTAGAAATAGAACCAAGAGAGGTAACAACATAATGCAAACAATAAAGCCAGAAAAGATAATAACGACGATATCGAACTTGAAAACAGGTGAAAAATACAATACAGATGAGGAATGGAAAGCAAAAGGCGTGCCAGAAGCTGACATCAGGAGAGATGTCAAGGTAATCATGCCTTCGCTTGATTTGTTCCCAAAAACCAAGTAAAGTGGTAAACTATGGCAATAACTAGATCTCAAATAGCAAGACAACTAATGCAAGAAGGTGGCGTACCTAGACAAGGTTATTTTCTTGGTAAGTTAGTTAGAAAAATTAAGGATGATATTATACCTAACGAACTTAAAAGCCCTGCAGGATTAGCTGCAACAGCTCTTGCTGCCAACTACGCACCAAAACTATTTGGGTCGGATACATTACTAACACAACTTTCGAATAAAGTACCTTTCATAGGAACTGTTACAGATGCAATAGGTGGTGGACTTTCTTCAGCTAAAGAAGCAGTTACAGATGCTTTAGGCACAAAAGTTGGAACAGGAGAAAATGAAACAACTCTTGGTAATAGATTATTAAGCGGTATACTTGGTGGTCCTGGACTTGCACTAGCATCAGGATTATTAGCCGGTGCATTTACAAAAGATAAAGAGGATCCACTATACACGGGTCAAGACGTAGGTTTAAATTTACAAAACATAGGTAAACTTGCAAACATTACAGATCCAAGAGTAGGACAAGCTATTGGTTTAAGATTTTTACCAGATGTTGAAGCTAGAAAATTTACACCAGAACAAATGGCAGAAACATTCGCGGCTAATCAACCTATGGACTTTACAGAAAAAAGAGAACAAGCTCAAGACGGTGGTATGATGGGTGATCAAAAAGACTTTGAAGAATTTTTACAAGATATGCAGAACAGAGATAAAAGCATGTTGCAAGATCGAATCTTAAAAGACTTTGAAGAATTTATGAAAAGAAAAAGAATGTTAGAGCAACTACCTGAAGTTAAAGACGGTGGTATTATAAAAATGGCTGAAGGTGGCATGATGGACATGGGTGGCATGGAAATGGATTTAAGAGGTGGTGGTTTTGTGCCAATGGGTAGAGCAGAAAAAGCTGACGATGTACCAGCAAGACTATCTAAAAATGAATTTGTATTTACTGCAGATGCAGTAAGAGCAGCAGGCGGCGGAGATGTCGACAAAGGTGCTGACAAAATGTACGCAACAATGAAAAAATTAGAGGACAGAGTAGCATAATGGCAATAGCACGATCGGTAACACAAGCACCAAGTTTTATAGATGATCTAGCCAAAGATTATGGAACACAGCTAGCAGGATTAACAGCTGTACCATTAGATACATCTAGATTCGCACCGCAAGTTGCAGCACAAGATCCATTACAACAACAAGCAGCTACACTTGCAGGACAAGGTGTAGGAGCATATCAACCTTTTTTACAACAAGCACAAACAACACTAGCGGGTGCACAAGGCATGTTAGGTTCAGGTGCAGGGACGGGTGCAGGAACTATTTCAGATTTTATGTCTCCGTTTCAATCACAAGTTATTGATACAACATTAGGTGAGTTTGATAGAAATAGAGCAATACAAGAACAAACATTACGAGATCAACAAGCAAAATTAGGTGTGCTAGGTTCAGGTAGAGCAGGTGTACAACTTGCTGAATATGGATCAAGTGCAGACAGAGAAAGAGCTTTACTACAAGCAGGACTATTACAACAAGGTTTTAATCAAGCACAAGCTGCAAGACAACAAGACTTTACGAATAGATTTGGTATCTTTGAAGCGCAAACAGGATTAGCTGGAGCTGTTCCACAATTACAAAGAGCAGACATTGCATCATTGGGTCAGGTGGGCGCCGCTCAACAGTTGCAACAACAAAGAATCTTAGATGCGCAAGCAGAAGCCAATAGACTACAAGCGTTTGAACCACAAAGTAGATTAGATACTTATGGCAGAGGTATTGCACAATTAATCTCTGGATACCCTGGTTCTAGCCAAGTATCACAAACACCTAACCTAACACCATTGCAAACAGCTCTTGGAGTTGCTGCAACAGTTGGTGGATTATTTAAAAAGGATTAACCATGAGTAGAGTATTAAAAAGACCAATGTTTAGAATGGGTGGTAGCACTGAAAACTCAGGAATCATGGATGGTATGAGGAGTCGTTATGATAACGGCGGATCTGTAGACGAAATGCTAAAAGAATTAGATAAAAAAGCACCAGCACCTAGTTTTGGTAGAGGTCAATTTTTAACAGATTTTGGTTTAAATTTATTAGCAACACCGCCGCAAGGTAATATATTTCAAACAGCTGCAGTAGCAGCTAGAGATCCGTTCGCTAGATTTCAACAAAATAGAGCAGCTTCAGCCGCAAACAGAAGACAAATTATGGCAACACTATTAGGTCAAAAAAGAGAACAAGATTTTGAAATGGAAAAATTAGATAAACAATTAGCAGCTCAAAAAGAAATAGCTGGAATGAAGTCAACAAATGATATAGCTATGGACAACTTTCCAGACGCAGGAAACCCTGTCGTTGCTAAAAAATTACAAACAGTTTTAGATTCACCTAACGCCATTCGAGCACCTGGTCAAATTCAACCAGATGGTCAGGACCCTGTGAAATTAATACAAGGTTTAAATCCTGATGCTGGAACTATATTTGCTTTATATAGTCCTTTAACAGGAGATATAAATAAATTTGTAAGAGTAGAAAAAGGTAAAGGAAATAGAATTTTATTAGCAGAAGTAGATGAAAATGGAAATGATTTACCAGGAGGCGAAGGTGATGCACCAGAAGAGACAGAAGAATTTTTAGGCATGCCAACGTATAAACAAGATCCAAAACCAAATATATTTAAAGATTTAAAAGACAAATCTGATTTTAGAGCATTTGAAGAACCAGGAGCGTAGATGGTCAAATACTATGATCCTCTCAAAGGCGCTGAAAAAAACAACAGACGAAACTTTTTCGTAGCCGGAGCAGCAGGAATACTATCAGGTTTAATCAAAGTTCCAGAGGGTGTGTTCTCTTTAGCTGCAGAATTATTTGATCTTGGTGCAGACACAGACACAGCTGCTAGCGTAGAAGAATTTTTTGATAAATTAAATCCATTTGAAGAAGTAGCAGAAGAAAGAGCCATAGGTAAACTTACAGAGGCGTTTACACAAATAGGTATACCTGGTGGTGTTGGTTTTAAGTTGGGTCAAAAGATAGCCGACAAAGCTTTAAAAAATAAAAGAGCAGGAACTTTATTAGATTTAACAAATCCTAACCTACAAAAAACTTTACAAAAAACTACAGACTTAAATAAAAAAGCAGGTTTTAAAAGATTTGCTGCTGGTGTTATGGGTGGAGCAGCGGGCGAAGCTTTTGTGGCAGACATAGAAAAAATAGGAACATTTGGAGATTTACTAGGTGGTCCAACAAAAGTAGATAGAGAACCAGAGCCTACGAATCGTGGAGAAGCTCTTCGTAAATTATTAAACAGAGTTAGATTTTCATCAGAAGGTGTTTTAGTTACACCCTTTGTCTATGGTGTGGGTAAAGGTGCTAAAGAACTTGCACTACGTGGTAAAGATTTAGCCTACAGTGAAAATAGATTTTTAAGGTTTGTAGATAAAGTTGGTGGTGCGTTTAGAGCTAGAGGTAGAAAACCACAAGAAGTATTTGAAGCTAAGATGAGACAGATGGGTAGAAAAATGGGAGATGCAAAGAAAGCAGAATCTCTTTCTAATTACATGACACTACAAATAGATGAGATGTTCCCTACGACACAAAGAGTTTTTGATAAATCAGTGCAGAAAGAAAAAGATTTATTTCTTGCAGAATTAGATGAAGCTTTATTTAAAGGTAATTTAAGAAATAAAATAGATCAAACTTCTTGGAATAAAGTAACAAAGATAATGAAAGATAAAAAAGTATCTCAAGAAAAAATAGATAAAATGTATAACGCTATAACAAACTCAAGAGCTGCGTTTGTAGAACTTTTAGACTTTACAAAAAAAGGCAGTGCACCAGGACAAGTAAAAACTAATGTGAAAGAATTAGAAGATATTATGGGCAACAGAGTAAAACAATATCTTGGTAACACATATAAAATATTTAACGAAAAATCTATTTTACCTTTTGCAAACTACGAACCTACTGATGAAGCTATAAACAGAGCCGTAAGATTATTTCAAAGATACTCTAGATTTACACAAAGAAACAATAAAACTGTAAATGAACTTTCAGAACAAGAAGGACGAGCCATGGTAGCTGCTGTATTAGACAGTGTGCCTAAAACAAAACCAAAGGGACAACTACCTGCATTTAAATATGTTAACCTTACTGCAGGAGCAGAAACACCTGATGTATTAAAAACTTTTGCAAGGACAGTAACCAAAGGTAAATTTGCTGGTGCAGATCCAAATGTGCCAAGAGTTATTGGTAGGGGTAGTAAAGTGTTTAGAGAATTATTTGGTGAGATACAGGATCCGAGATACTCAGTATTTAATGCTATGACAAAACTGTCTGCAATGGCAAGAAAGACACAATTCTTTGGTGATTTTTCC